AACAGTAGATACACCACTGCCATCATAGGAGGAATAGACTCCATCATCACCTTCGGTTATGTCTCTACCAGCCACCGTATCTCCTTAAGTCAGAAAAAATTAGTTGAGTAGTTTATATCCATACTCAGGGATAAATGTTAGAGGGCTGCTCTAAGTTCTTCAATTGATAAACCAACGCTAGCAAGTTTGTCGTTAATAGTTGGCTCAGGTTGTGGTGTTGGATTAGCAATTTCTGCTTCTAATTCTTCTAAAGTTGGTTGGCTTTGATTTGTATCTAGCCATTCAATATTAGAATAATCGTCACCAATTAAAGTCCATTCGGCCTTTGGTCTTAGTGTTATTAAAGCCTGTGTAATTTTTTGCTTTCTATTTAATTCCATTATGCACCAATTTCCATTACTATTATGCTGTTAATGTCAGTTGCAGAACCATCTATATTAAAAGCAGAACTTGAACCGACTTTTGCCTGAACCTTGTAAGTAATTGCTGAGGTAGTAGCAGGACTATCTAAAGTCATCATACTTAAAGGAATCCAAATGCTTGGATTACTAGATGCCGCATAATTATAAGTACCAAATGCTTGGGTCATTAATTGAGTAGCATCTCTTATAACTCTGGCAACTGAATAATTATGAACTACTGAACCAGAATTACTACTATAACTATTTGGAGCGCTTACAAGAATTATAATTTTACTTGTGGCAGAACTTGGTGTAATTGATACAGTTAATCCCGTATCTACATAAGTTGCCGAACTTGTAGTAAAAGTTGTAGTTAAAGTATCTTGGACAACCTGCAAGACTTTGCCACCACCTGCAGCAGCAGCCCATTTTAAGCCTGTTGCAGTTGAGGAATCAGCCGTCAAAACTGTGTTATTTGCGCCTACTGCTAGACGTGCTGGTGTATCGGCTGCAGTTGCAGTGATGATGTCACCTTTAGCATCAATAATAGTAGGGTTAACAGCAGTAGCCTGTGTGATGTAGTCAGTGTGTCCGTGTCCACCTACTCCAATAGGATACCAAACATTGTCTGTTGCATCCCAGACATAACCTGGTCTAGGTGTATTTGAAATGGTTGCCATTAGTTAGTTCCTCCTAGGAGTAATGCTGCTTCTTCTGCTGTAATACCTAGACGGGCAAGGAGTGCTGTTCTAGTTGCTGCTTTTTCAGCAGCGACTGCTTCTAAGTCAATTGGTACGTGTGCAGTAAGACCAGCAAGGGCTTGTGCTTCTGTTAAATCTCCAGCAATAATTAACTTGCCATCGGCGATATAAACCTCAGTGCAACCTAGTTCTTCTTTAAGTTGTGTGCCATTAATTTGGGCTGGGATATCAAACTCATAGAAATTCATATTATGCTCCTAAGTATGTAAATGAACAACGTGCTCTGTCTATTGTATTAGTGCCAGAACCAGCAGATTGAACAACAATATTCCATTGGAAATAATCTGCTACAGCAGCAGTAACAACAAGTCCAACATTAAATGTATCGCCTTGTCCATAGGCATTTGCTTGTCGAACAATTTGACCAGCAACAAGTCCTTCCGCAGAGGCAAGTTTTGTTCCATTTTTTAATATGTAAATATACAAATCAGGATTATGAGATGCAAGACCAATGTTTAATTGTATTAAATACTTTCCCGCGTAACCAGTTGGAACTGTAAAGCGTGAAGGATTAGTTGCTGTATCGTGAAAACCATTAGTATCCGCTATTTCAGTTTGAGCAAAAGGAATAGAAACTTCGGTTCCTACTGTAGTGAAAGGTGTATTCTGGTCACTGTTAATTGCAATACAACCAATAAATGTTGGAGTTGTTGCAGTAGGTGTTGACCAGGTAGGCAACCCACCAGATACTGTAAGCACCTGACCAGTAGTACCGATAGCACGGCGAGTAGGTGTACTCGCAGCAGAGGCGTAATAAATGTCACCCGTAGTTGTTAGAACACCATCGATGTTTGCGACATCTCTTGCTCTTGTCATTAGTTGCTCCCTAGTCCTAGTGCTTTAAGGTCATCGGCTGTTAAGCCAAGTGCAGCAAGTTTTGCCTGCGCTGCTACTTTATCGGCTTCTGCCTGTGCTATGGCTTCTTCTTTTGCCCTACCATTAGCAACATCAATTTCATAATTAGCAAATTCTTCATCGTTCATCTCACGCACAATTTCTTCGCCTGTTTGAACATTAACAATTTTAATTTCTGGTCTCATTTTAATTCACTCCATAAAGTATGTAAGAACCTGCGATTGTTTTACTAGAACCTGACTTGAGATTAAGGGAGGTAATTGCTGTTGCAGTTGCTAGATAAGTATAAGCAGCCTGATAAGTAGAATACACGCTAGATGTATTTAGATAAGTACCACTTCCTCTTGCTGTAATTGCTCCAGTTGTATTTGTGTAATCATAAATGTCAAGCACCCAATGATTAAAACCAGATGTATAAAGAGGGTCAGCAGCGCCATTACCAAAATAAAATCCATTGTCATTGATTACAGAACCATTAACAGAAGTTGCTCCATTTTGTCCATAAGATGAGCGGGCATAGTTGCTGGCAGTAACGCCGTTATACTGAATAGACCAACCATCATTTGCTGACATTGTGGTATTCCACATTACTAACTGCAAGTGCTTATAGGTTTGAGGAATTGAAGTCAGATTGACTGATGTTCCGCTTAATGAACCGCTTGCAATTACTGTCATACCACCGCTTGATAATGTAGACCAAG